TACCAACAATATCTAAGTGAACAAAGAAAGAAATTAGCGGCTGATGATAGAGCAACCATCAACCTAAATCTTCAAAATCAGATTGATAGTATAGATAGATTAAACGAATTACAAGAATTTGACTTTGCTGAGGATTTAAGAAGGTTACAAGAAAAGAAGGTATTATTAGAAGAACAAGAAAAGAATGAACTTGCAAACACAGAATTAACTGAGTTTCAAAAGAATGAAATTAGGACCAAGTACTCTAAAATGAGAACTGACCTGATTACAAAAGAGGTTGCAACTGAGAGAGCGGCTACGGAGGCAAAGTTCCAAGTTCAATTGGCATACGCACAAGCGTTTCAAGGTCTTGGTTCACTATTCCAAGATATTGCGGGTGAGAATAAAAAACTTGCAATATTAGGTATTGTTATTGAAAAGGCTGCAGCACTTGCATCTATTGCGATTAACGCTAAGAAAAACTTTATTAAAGATGGTGGTATCAAATCACCATTAGCGTGGGCTAACTTAGCGGTAGCGGGTGTATCTGCGGCAGCGGTAGTTGTTGCGGCGGTAAAAGGTATTCAATCAATTAATCAAGCATCAGAAGGTGGTAGTGGTGGTTCAGAAGGTGCTGCACCGGCACCTAATTCAGCAGAAGCATTAGGTAGAAACTATGAGAAAGGTGGTCTATTAAAAGGACCAAGACACGCTCAAGGTGGAATGATGATTGAGGCTGAAGGTGGTGAAGCGGTAATGACAAGAGGTGCGGTAACAATGTTCCAACCTCTATTATCAGCAATGAACCAAATGGGTGGTGGTACATCATTCGGTAATCAGTTATTTATTAGACCTGATGCTGCAAATGTATCTAAACCACAACAAGAACAATCACCTGTAATAATGAAAACATATGTTGTATCAAATGAATTAACATCTGAACAAGAAAAACTGGCAAGATTAAAAGACTTGTCTACATTATAATATGGCTAAAAGTAAATCACAATCAAGTAATAAAATATCATTTGGTAAACGTAAATCACAACCAAATGGTCAAAAGTCATTCGGTCCTAAGTCACAGAAACCCAAGAAGTATCGTGGCCAAGGTAGATAAATTTATATTTAATAATATGAAGAAAGATAAAGTATATGAATTAAGAATTGACGAAGAGGATGAAATATCAGGAATTGATAGTATATCCCTCGTTGATGAACCAGCCATTGAGGTAAATTGGGTAGCATTTAATAAACATAAACATTCAGCAACTGAAGAGTGTTTCCATATCCCTGATGGTGAAGATAGTAAGTATCTTGAACTATTATATACAAAGGGAAAACCTGAACAGGAATTATTGGATGGTGGTTATGAATTAGTATCCATTGAAGTTAATGGTCAGGAAAGTTTTTTTAATGCACCTAAACCAAATGCACCGTCATTTGTGGATGAGGATAGTGAATATCTTATTCGTTACAAATACATCTTAGACCCAAGAATTAAACAAGCACCAATCATTGCAACCACAAGAGATTTTTGTTCTGATTTATTGAACAAGAACTTTGTATGGAGAGTAGAAGATATGGATGACCTTAGAAACGACTTTGGTCAATCGGCAATGGTTTGGAGAGGTGGTTTTAATTGCAGACACAGATGGGCCAAACTTAAATATAAAAAGAATACAACAATTATAAACAAAGGGTCAATAACGACTGGCCGTGTTGCAACTGAAGATTATGGTGACCTATTAGGTTATCCACAACCTGATACAGTTACAGAAAAAACATTAGGTAATCCATCACCATCAACAAAGAAGAACTTAGGTTTATCTAAACAAGGTTTTGAAGTTGGTGTACCACATTATACAAAAGATGGTAAATTATACGAAGGTCCTACACACAAAGGACCCGATGGTAGATTGATGACAGGTGCTGTACATACAGAAGATAGTGTATATCTATATCACCAAGATGAGTTAGGATATGACGTTGGTGGTTTACCATCATACGTTGACCAAGTATCAGGAAAGACAATAGAAAAATCTATTGCGTTTGAAAGTTATACGGATTATCCTGAGAGTGCAAGAAACGCAGCAAAGAGAGCATTAGATTGGGCTGAGAAAAATGGATGGGGTTCTTGTGGAACACCTGTGGGTAAAGCTCGTGCAAATCAACTTGCTAAGGGTGAAGCCATCTCAGAAGAAACTATATCAAGAATGGCATCATTCGCAAGACATTTACAACATAAAGATGTTCCATACTCAGAAGGGTGTGGAGGTTTAATGGTAGATGCTTGGGGTGGACAAGCCGGTATTGAATGGGCACAAAACAAATTGGAAGAGATTAACAAAACCAATATGTCCAAACAGAAGTTCCAAACTGATGACGAAAAGAAAATGGTTGTAGGACCAGCAATGATACCTGACTTAAAGATATTCCGTAGAGACCCATTTGGTAATCCTTACTATGTATTCTTTAGTGCTGACACAATCAAGATGATTGCTGAAAAGTATATGAGGAATAAGTACATTGACAACAATGATGAGAACCATAATGGTAAAGCGGTGGAAGATGTGTATGTTGTTGAGAGTTGGATTAAAGAAGATAAAGAAGATAAATCAAACAAATATGGTTATGGTGACTTACCTGTAGGTACTTGGTTTGTATCAATGAAGGTACGTAATGACCAAGTATGGAAGAAGGTAAAGAACGGAGAATTGAAAGGATTTAGTGTTTCAGGGTTCTTTGAAGAGATTGCTGACTTTGCAAGAGAACAGATGTTCTTACAACAAGTGGCTGATATATTGAAGAACGTAAAATAACGTTTGGGAATATATATAAAAATTTATATTTAATAATAAGAAGAATAAACAAAACAATTTAAGATTATGTCAAAAAATCCAAAAACAGCAATCCAAGAGATTAAAAAATTGATGGTACAGTTTGGTTTTATGGATGAACCTACATTAAAGTCTTTTAAAACAGAAGATAATACAATAGTTGAAACACCCGATATGAAAGTCGGTGAGAAGATTACGAAGATTAACGATATGTTTGAAAGAGTGGCTTTAGATAATGGTTCATACAAATTAGTTGAAAACTTTGAAATAGAAGTTGTAGACGGTGAAATTAAAACTGTAAAAGAGATTTTCGTTGATGCTAAGTTGGTTGACGGTACACAGATTAAAGTTGAAGGTGACAGTTTGATGGAAGGTGCTAAAGTTGTTGTAGTAATGGCCGATGGAGAGGTTCCTGCACCTGATGGTGTTCACGAACTTGAAGACGGCACCAAGGTTGAAACCAAGGAAGGTGTTATTGCAAGAATTGAAGAAAAAGTAGAACCTGAAGTTGAAATTGAACTTGCAGACGAAATGGTAGAGGGACCAAAAGGTTCTGAAGCTGAGATTAGTGTTCCTGACCCAATGGCAGAATTTATGGCTTTAGTTAAAGATATGATGGAAAAAATATCTGAGAAAATGAAAGCTATGGAAGATAAAGTACAAACTATGAATGCAGACTTTGAAGCATTCAAGAAAGAACCAGCAGGTAAGAAAATATCTGATGGTAAAACAGACTTTAATAAACAATCAAGTTCTGATGATGTAATTGCAGAAAGATTAGCAGCAATTGCAGCAATGAGAAAAAAATAAAATTAAAAATTAAAAAAATAAAAAAATGAAAATTTTAAAGAAAGAAAACTTTTCGTATGACGTGTCTACAATTGGTTCATATGTTGACCAAGTAGGTGGTGAGTTGTTATCAAAAGCACTTATTGGTGCTACAACCCCTAAATACGTAAACGTGAGATTAGGTATCAAGGGAACACAAGCATTGAACCTATTAAACTCTAACATCGTGTTCCAAGCAGGTGAATGTGGATGGGACCCACCAACAGGTACTACTACCACTTACACACAAAGAAACATTACAACTTGTGCTGAGAAATATAACGAAGCATTATGTTACCAAGACTTATTTGACACTTATCAATCAATGTTGATGAAGCCAGGTCAAACTCAAGAAACTGTTCCATTTGAACAACAAATCGCTGATTTGAAAGTTAAACAAATCCAACAAAGAATTGAACAAAAATTATGGCAAGCGACAACAGGTGGTGGTGATTGTTTCAATGGTTTCAAAGCGTTAATCGTTACAGGAACTACAGGTGTAGGTAACTCAAGTGGTACTACATTTTCTAACTCAGTTGCATACGGTACCGCAGGTAACCCTATCACTGAAGTAGATAACTTAATCAACGCATTATCTGATGACGCAATGTCTCGTGATGACTTAAGAGTGTTTATGTCTTATGCTAACTTCCGTGTTTATGTACAGGCGTTAACTAAAGCAAACTTCTTCAGTAACTACATTGGTTCTTCTGAAATTACAGGTAATATGGAAGCTGTTCACCCTAACACAAATGTTAAGGTAATCCCTACAATCGGATTGAACGGTTCTAACAAAGTTGTAATCGGACCAGCAGAATATTTCGTAGTAGGTTTTGACTTATTGTCTGACCACGAGAAATTAGTAATTTGGTACTCTAAAGATTATGATGAGTTACGTTTGAGAGCAAACTACAACTACGGTGCACAAATCGCATTGTTCGGTTCAACAGTTTACTTCGCAACTAACAACCTTGCATAATTGTTCTAAAATAGATAAAAAAACTGTGGGGTGAAAGTCCCCACACATTTTAATAAACAGAAAAACAAATAATATAAAATAATATGAGTTGTTATATATCAAGCGGAGTGGCTTTAGGTTGTTCAGATGGTATCGGTGGTATTAAGACTATCTATGTTCTTGGTGCTACAGGTTCTACAACACCCGATGTTTCATCCGTATCAATATCAGGCTCTACGGGTCCTATTACAGGTATCACAGGAGCAGGTACTTGGTTCCAATTTGAATTGAAACGTAACACTTCTTCATTGTCACAGAACGTAACCAAATCTTTTGAGAATGGTACAATCTACTTTGAGCAAGTATTAACTGCGGTTCTTTACAAATATGACCAAGACAAACGTAATCAATTGAAATTGTTATCACAAAACGACGCTATTCAAATTATTGCTGTTGACCAAAATGATGTACAATACTATTTAGGACAAGTAAATGGTATGTATCTATCAGGTGGTAGTGCAGCAACAGGTGTAGCGTTAGGTGATAGAAACGGTTTTGAATTGATTTTCACAGGTCAAGAACCACAACCAGCAAACGTAATTTCAGGTGTATTATCATCTATCTTTACTGCGGGTGGTTTCAATGACTAAGACAGGGAAAAAGTAGGTCTGTTGTGGACTGAATTTCTATATCTCTATTCTATAAAGAGGGGCGTGAGCCCCTTTTTTATTATTTCCCATTTCAATTTGGGAATTTTTATATTTAATTATATAGAGTAAAATTATGTTAATATTACAAAAAGGACAACAAAACGAATTGGTTTTAAATATCAATAACAATTCAAGGGCCGACTTTTCGGGCTATACTCTTACTTTTACACATACTCTATCACAGGAAGTAAAATCGTACACTATTAGTACATCCAACCCTGCAGAGTTTGGTGAGAATATAAGATACTGTGAGATTGTTTTGAATTTACAATTACCTGGCCAAGACTTAAATTATGAGGGTCAATATCAATTACAAATATTTGGTAATGGTACTACTTTAGTTTATACAGGTCTTGCAAGATTAGATGGTACTTCAGAAAATAACACAATTATTTCATACGTTTCTAATAACGAAGAAAATGAAAATTACATATATATACAAGATTAATTATGAGTGAAATACAAAAATACCAATTAGGTAAAATCAACTTTACACAAGAACCGTTACTTCCTATATTCAGTGAAGTATTCAATCGTTATCCTTGGGTATGGTATGGTGAGAACAACTTGATGCCACAGTATCTAATTAGTAGATACAACAACTGTGCAATACATAAAGCGGTGGTAATCTCAAAGAGAGAACAAATAATGGGTGATGGTCTTGTATCATTAAACAACCCAATGGCTACAGTCAACCTTGTTAACAAGAGTGAGAACGTATCTGATGTAATGAAAAAATGTGCATTGGATTTAATTTTATTTGGAGGTTATGCATTGAATGTAATATGGTCAAGAGACAGAAAGAACATTGCAGAGATTTATCACTTAGACTTTAGTAGAGTTAGATGTGGTAAGTTGAATGATGATGATGAAATTGAAAAGTATTATTATTCACCTGATTGGTCTAATATAAGAAAATATGTACCACAAGAATATGATGCATTTAATCAAGAAGATGGTGGACCATCACAGATATATTATTATAAACAATATCAACCAAGCAATAGTTACTATCCTCAGCCTGATTATAGTGGCGGTCTTGCTGCAATTGAGATTGATGTAAATATAAAAGAGTTTCACGCAAACAACCTAAAGAATGGTATGATGCCATCTTTATGGATTAATATGAACAATGGTATTCCTGGCGAGGAAGAACAAAGATTGGTTACAAGAGCATTGGAAAGTCAGTTTACATCTGTAAACAATGCGGGTAGACCAATCATATCATTTAACGAAAGTAAAGAACTATCCCCTGAAATTACACAAATACAAACATCTGCAAATGATGGTTACTATGCAGCAATCTATGATGACATTGTACGTACTATATTGTCCTCTCACAGGGTTTCTTCAGGTGAACTATATGGTATATCCACCGCAGGTAAATTAGGGTCAAGAAACGAAATTGTGGACCATTCTGAGTACTTTAGAAAGATGGTTATCCAACCATACCAAAAAGAACTATTGGGATGTTTTGACAAGTTAATGTCAATGAAGTTTGAAAAACCAACATCATTTGAAATTAAACCATTGTCAATTTATCTAACGGGTGACGTTACAGATAATCCAGCGGTGATTGACAAACCTGTTACACCTGTTGAAGCGGAAAGTGAAAAGATGGTTATCAACGAAAACATCAAAGGTTTAAAAGGTCGTGAGTACCAAAACCTAATGAGAATTGTTCGTGAATACAATAAAGGAAAAATTTCAAGACAACAAGCAGCACAAATGTTAATGGCCGGTTATGGTCTAACAGAAGAAGAATGTTTTGTTTGGTTGGGAGAAGATGAAGAAAACGATTAATTAAAACTATGGCTAACAAATTATTAATATCAGAAAACAAATTAAAGTCATTTACCAATATCAATAAGAATGTTGATATTGATGCAATCAGAGCCGAGATTGGAATTGCACAAGACATTCATCTACAACCGTTATTGGGAACAAAGTTTTATGACCATTTATTGGACCAAATTAGTGCAACGGGTAATACTCTTAACTCAGATGAATTAACCCTTGTAAACGATTATATTAGTCCATTCTTGATACAGGTTGCATACTTTGAGATGATACCTCATCTTCACTACAGAACGATGAACAGAGGTATTGTACAAGGTGATATGGAAAGTGCACAAGCGGTTGATACAGAAACAATGAAATACCTTCGTACAATACAAGGTCAGCGTGCTGACTTTTATAAAATGAGATTACAAGATTATCTTATCACAGGTAGAGGACAGAACTTATTCCCTGATTATAATTCATATTCAACAATTGACGGTATGATACCTGACAAGAGTAGTAAGTACAACTCACCAATCTATTTGAACCATACAACACGTTATGGTTACAGTAAACAACAATTGGGTAGGAGTATTCCAATGTGGTCTGAGATGGACCACTATGACCCACCTTGTGCGGATTGTCATTAATCTAAAAAATGAGCAATAAAATGGATGAAATATGAGCAGTGACAAACTCGGAAGTAAAACAAAGACAATTTAGGAAATGAATTTAATAGAACAAATTATAATGACAGTTGTAACCACATTAATTGGTTACTTTGCTGGTAGAAGAAAAGCAAGTGCAGAAACAGATAACCAAGTATTAAGAAACCTTGAGTTGTCAATAAATCTTTATAAGAGTATTATAGATGATTTAAAGGAAGAGATACAAAGTTTAAACATTAAGATACAGGACCTTGAAAAAAGGGTTGACGCCTTAATGACAGAGAATAAGAAATTAAAGAAATACAATGGGCTTTAACATCAAAAAAGATACACAGACCTATCTACCCATACCAAACAATGTTGAATTAAATTTCACAGGCAAGGATGGTTACATTGAAAGATTGTTATTGGAAGATGTAAGAGATAGAGAGGTATATGGTATTGATAGTGATGTATTAATAAATTGGATGTATCACAACTTTAACTCAGTATTCGTATTGGGTAAAGAATTAAGTTTAGAAGAATATAAAAAATTAATGAAATGAAATTAGAAGACCTATACAGAATTAGATTGGAACTAAATGGTGCAAAATTTTCTGACCCTAAGGAAAAGAAGTTCATTGAACCTAACCCTTGTTGGGAAGGTTATGAAGCAATAGGATTGAAAGATGATGGTACACCAAACTGTGTTCCAATCAAAGAAGAACAATCAAAGGTGAAGGAAGGTTTCCCTGTACCATCAC